GAGATTCTTTGTTAATAATGGAGTACCATCCCTAACTCCAAAGACTCCTAGTGATATAGAAAATTCTTTGGAAATTGGAACAATTAATTTGCCTCCATATGTACATAATGCATCTGATGTAAAAGTTGTAATTTCTCCACATAAGAGATATAGAATGCAAGATATCTCTGCTCTGGAAGATAGATTGAAAAATGTTGAGTATTATACTTCACTATCTTTACTAGAGAGTGATACCAGAAATCTTTCCATAAGAGATGCCCAAACTCAATTAGATAGATTCAAGTGTGGATTTTTTGTAGATAATTTTAAATCCATATTTGGTGGATCTTTATCAGACCCTTCATATAAGTGTAGTATTGATACCACAAATGGACACTTAAGATCTAGCCACTACACTACAGCAGTAGATTTACTACTTGGTTCCGAAGCTGTTGTTGGTGTTGGAAATACATCAAATCCAGATGCAGATCTTAGATTCGTCACTAATCTAACTTCTCCCAACACCAAAAGAGTTGGAGATGTTGTATGTTTGAATTATTCGGACAGAGTTTATGTGCAGAATAATTTTGCAACAAGATCTGAAAATGTAAACCCATTTGCTGTAGTAAATTGGATTGGTGCAATAGAATTAAATCCATCTACAGACACATGGATTGAAACTAGAACCAGCCAAAGAACTATTGATATGGAGGGTAGTTATCAATCTGCTGTACAACAACTTGGAGTGGATAGTAATAGTGGATTATCTCCAATTGATTGGGGTGCTTGGGAAACAACCTGGACTGGTACTGAAGTTCTTTCTAGACAAAGTATGGGAAGAATTCAGGTTGGATCACAGTTAGTATCTAGTAGCTCTTCCAGAGGTGGATTCCAACATGGAAGAGGAATTCCTATTACAACTACAAATACATTTAGGGATCAGTTCACCAACTTCCAAAACGTAACTACTCTTACCACCACAAATCAAGCAAGACAAGGAATTCAGTATAGAGTTGGCGAAAGATTCGATACTACAAACCTTGGTCCAAGAGTAGTATCTACTGATGTTATCCACACTATGAGATCTAGGAATATTGAATTTATTTCTAGAAGATTGAAACCAAGAACAAGATTCTATGGATTCTTCGATAACGTTGATATTACTTCTTATATTTTGCCAAAATTATTGGAAGTTGCAATGACTTCTGGTACTTTTACTACGGGTGAAACTGTTTTCGGTACTTATGGATCAGCTACTGTAAGATTTAGACTTGCAAAGGCCGATCACAAATATGGACCTTACAGAAATCCAACACAAGTTTATGTTGAAAATCCGTATAACCCAAGTGAAAATGTATCAACATCATATTCGACTACATCATCCATTCTGAATATTGATACTGCAAGTCTAGAACTTCAGTCCGAATCTGGATACTATGGTTATGTTGTTCCAAATATGACATTGGTTGGACAAACTAGTGGTGCTGTTGCAAGAATTTCAAGGGTTAGATTGATTTCCGATAATGCAGGAACATTAATTGGTTCACTTTATTTACCTGATCCATTACAACCTTCTGCTCCAACTTTTGAAACTGGAACAAAAACATTCACTTTGACCACAAGCAGCACAAATTCCACCATTTCTGGTACTTCTGATAGTAGTGCGGAAACGAACTTTACTTCATCGGGAACTCTTAATAATGTTGAAGAATCTACTTTAAGAATTAGAAATGCTGATATTTCCAGAGAAGTTCAAACTCAGAATAGAACTCTAAGAGATAGAAGTACTGAATTAGTAGCAAATACATCCTTTACAAATAGAACTACACAACAAACTAGATGGGTAGATCCACTGGCCCAATCTTTTGAAGTTCCTGATCCAAATGGTGTTTTCATCACTAAAGTTGATGTTTATTTCAGAACTAAAGATACTAATGGACTTCCTGTAACTTTACAGGTAAGAACCATGCAAACTGGTCTACCAACTCAGACAATATTGCCATTTGGTGAAGTTGTACTCGAGCCATCTCAAGTTGATACTTCTGATGATGCAACTAGACCAACAACATTCACATTCCCATCTCCAGTTTATTTGGAGACTGGTAATGCATATTGTGTGGTTCTTCTATCTGCTTCCAATAGTTACACTGTTTGGATATCCAGAATGGGTGAGGAAGATATCTCCACAACAAATCTATCAGAATCACAAAAAATCATTGTTTCTCAACAACCACTTTTGGGATCTTTATTTAAATCTCAAAATGGAGCTACATGGGATCCAAGTCAACTTGAAGACCTTAAGTTGAAAATTTATAGAGCAGAATTTTATAGAGGAACATCTAATGTTAGATTCTATAATCCTGATTTAAATATTGGAAATAGACAAGTTGCTTCGTTGAGAGTAAATCCAATCGATTCATATTCCAAATCTGTTATTGTTGGTATTGCGAGAAGTTTGTCATCCACAGAAACTTCTAATCTTACTCCAGGTGTAACTATTCTTCAGAATGGAAATGGAAACTTTAAGTCGAAACTTCAAAATGTTGCTGGAGCAATTGGAATTAACAGTACCTTAACGATTACCTCAGCTGGAACTGGATACACAAGTTCTTCCACAGTTTATAGTAATGTAAATCTCACTTCTTTGACTGGTGAAGGTTCTGGTGCAAAAGTTAATTTAACTGTTTCTGGTGGAGTTGCAGTTGCTGCTACAGTTTCTATTGGTGGAACGGGTTATTCATATGGAGATGCGCTAACAATTAATGCATCTGAAACTGGTGGATTTGGTAAGAATTTGATTCTATCCATACCTAATAATATTGGAATCATTTCATCATTCAATTCTCTAATTCTCACCTCCGTTTCAGGAAATATAGTTCAGGATTCGACATCCAGTTTGTTCTATGTTGGTGCTGGTGGAACTTCCGCATTATCTGGAGCTACAGTTCGTTATACAAGAGACCTTACTGATGGTCTTCACTTTAAAGTCAAACATAACAATCATGGAATGTATTCAAGAAATAACTACGTTTCAATTAATGGAATGGAGTCTGACTTAAGGCCAAGTAGATTGAATTCAAATTATGGAGCTTCAACCACAGAAAATATGGTATTAAGTTCTGTAGGAATCTTTACTAGTTTCGAAGGACTTCCAGTTAATTCTGTAAACCCAGGATACGTTAAAATTAATGATGAAATAATTAAATATACTGGAGTAAACACTTCGACAAGTAGTTTGACAGGAATCGTTAGAGCGTCAGATAATACTGTTGCTGGAGCTCATAATAACTCCACTAACGTCTTTAAATATGAAATGAATGGAGTTTCATTGAGAAGAATTAATACAACACATAACCTAGGAAATGTCGATTATTCCAAGTATGATATTGATTTGGACTATTATCATGTAAAAGTGGGAATGTCAACAAATGGGGTTGATAGAACTACTGGTAATGCTAATGGATACCCAGAATTATTCTTCTCAGATACCAAATCTTGTGGTTCATATGATCTGATACCATCCGTTGGTGGTGGTAGAGGACCTAAAGCATCACAAAATATTCCATTTAGTGTTATGAGACCAAATATCCAAACACTAACTCCACAAGCAACATCGGTTTCTGCAAAAGTCAGAACTTTCTCCGGTGGATCAGTTGATAATACAACTATTTCGTCATTTGTTGATCAGGGATTCCAAGATATTTCACTAACTTCTGATAATTACTTCCAAACACCAAGAATAATTTGTTCAAAAATTAATGAAGAGACCTACCTACAGGACTATCCTGGAAAGAAATCTCTTACTATGGAAATTTCTCTGTCTACAACAGACTCTAAAGTTTCACCTATGATCGATTTGGATAGAGTTAGTTTGATTACTGTTTCAAACAGGATTAATTCTAAGATTAGTAGTTATGTTTCTGATGCAAGAGTCAATTCTTTGGTCGCTGATCCAAGTGCATCCATCTACATTAGTAAGATTGTTAAACTGGCCAGAAACTCTGATTCCTTGAAAGTTTTATTTGATGCGTATAGACACTCCACCAATGATATTAGAGTCCTCTATAGACTCTTTAGGGTTGATGGGGATGAAAACACTCAGTTATGGCAACTATTCCCAGGATATGACAACTTGGATCAAAATGGTGAAGTTATCAGTGAATCGAATAATAATGGAAGACCAGATAGATTTGTGGCCGCTTCGACAACTTCTGACGAATTCAATTCTTATGAGTTTTCTGCCAAAAACCTATCATTGTTCAATGGATTCCAGATTAAAATTCTAATGTCTGGTACTAATAGTGCCAATGTTCCACTATTGAAGGATTTGAGAGTAATTGCAACTGTATAAAATGAGAATACCCGTAGAAGGAAATCCTGGGCTTTTTAGAGATTCCGAGTCTGGAGCTATTATTAATTGTTCAGACTCAGAATTTGATTCTTACTTGGAAGCTAAGAAAAAGAAGATGTCCGAGAAGAAAGAATTTGAAGATTTAAAAAATGAAGTAGGTGAATTGAAAGATATGATGAGGATTATTATATCTAAATTAGATATCAACTCATAAATAGTTAGAAAGACGTTCTAGTAATGGCAGCAGCAGTAGTAAATCTAGTTCTTGAACAAGGCGTAAATTTTACTGCCTCCTTTACCATTCGTAATCAGTACAATAGACCATTAAATTTGACTGGTTACACAGGAATATCTTCTATTAAGAAACACCCAAGTTCTTCCACATCATATCCGTTGGATTTATTTTTTGAAGATAGATTAAATGGAAAAATTTCTGTTTCCATGGGTCATACAGCAACAGATGCTATTGAAGGTGGTCGATATGTCTATGATGTGATTCTTATTTCTCCAAATTATTATAGGACTAGAGCGGTACAAGGTAACGTTCTTGTAACACCAGGAGTATCACAATGACAAATTACCTAGTATCAGTTAACGATCCAAATCCATATGCTATTGGAGTTGAGTATGAAATTCCATACAAGTCAATTCAATATGGAAATATTATTCTAGATGAGTTAAACGGACAATTCACAGGAATAGGTCAAACTTTTGCTCTTACTAAAAATGGTTCCGCATATACACCAATAAATGACCAGCAACTTATAGTTGTCAAAAACAATTTAATGCTGGAACCAGGTGAAGACTTTACATTGTCAACAAGTAATATAATATTCACCGTCCCACCAACTTCACTTGATGATGTTTTTATAATTGCATTAGCCACAGCTGCGGATTTAACTAGAACTGTTAATTACGTTGTGGATAGTGGATCTATTGATATGCTTTCTGGAAATAAGGGATCGGTTACAATAGATGTTACTGGTGTTTTGGAGTCTTTTGTCATTCTTTCTGATCAACAGGGTGACTTGACTCTTGATATTAAAAAATCAAATTATAATGACTTCCCGACATTCAGTTCAATATCGCCATCATATCAGATAATGACAAACGCTAGAAAACTTAGGGATGATAACCTAATAGGTTGGAATAAGACCATCACCGCTGGCGATATATTAACTTTTGATGTTGTTGCAGTGAGCAACATAAAGAGATTTCTAATCTCTTTAAAATTAAAATTATAAATAAAGATAGTTATCAAAAATCATAACCTGTAGAAGGAGTTGTTTACATGGCACTATTAGTCCCAAACATTGGAGAACTTGAGTCACTCAGATACCTGGTTGCACAGAACAACCACACAGCGAGTCTTGCTGATCAGTCTCCCAGAAATCTAGTTTTAAAACTTTTTACTAGTAATACCACTCCAGCTGAATCTGATGTTCCATCAGCCTCCGCATATTATGAACCATACGGAATTGGTAATACCAATGCTTATGGATATGCTCCTTATACAGGCTATCCATATTGTGTAAATAATAGAACGGATCAAGATTATACCTCACAAACAGGTATTCTTTTAAATGGTTCACGTTGGCAGATCAATCAGGTAGGATCTGGAACTACCGCAACATACCCAGAACAAACATTTACTTTCACTGGTGACGCAGGCGATGTTTATGGTTACTATGTAACTAGAGCAAACAACATGCCTATCGCTGTACAGGGTGTTGTTCACGCTGCTTCAGTTGGTATCGGAACCACCGTAACCAAAGGAAATAACACCGACCCAACAATTGGTGTCGTTGGTAACAGATATATCACCGTTGACCCAGACGTAAGTATCGATGATCTTACACTAGGAATGGTTGTAGGTGGTAACGCAGGTATTCAAGCAGGAACGAAGGTAATCGGTATTGATAGAGCTCTTAAGGTCATCTATCTCGATAAACCTCTTGTTGACAACATTCAGGTTGCAACCGATCCTAGCGTAGAATTCAATTACGGTAAGATCACCGCAGTTGGTCACCAACTAGTTGCTGGAGACATCCTATACGTTGCAGCAGGTACTGCAAACACCACAACTGAGTCAAATACTTATACAGTATTCTCAGTACCAAATGCTGATGAGTTCTACACAACTCCAGCACTCAACCCAACAGAAAATGCTCTCGCTGGAGTAGGAACCGCCACTCTATACAGCAGCATCATGTATGCTGAGAGATTCACAAACGGTCCTTACACCATTCAGAACAATGGAGACCAAATCAAGATCACTCTAAACGTTGCTCTTGACTGATATCTAAATAAATATATTATTGAACTTTTGGGGATTGTTTCAAACACAATCCCCTATTTTTTTCTATCTACTTCGTTGTAGTTACGGATGGCTATTTACGAGTACAACTTATCATCTATAAATGAATATTTGGAGGATTCTTACGGACTTCTTTCCGGTTCTCCAAATGAAGTACTCGATTGTGGAAAAATATCCGATTGTTCTGATGATATTGAAAATCATTCTTTAATTACAAACACGGAAACAATCGTTCCTTTTGGGACTATTAAAGTCAATCCAAAAACAGTTAAATCAAATTATAAGAAAATTTCTGTTTGGGCTATTAAACTTGAGGATCTTAATAAGAAGTCAATTATTCTCAACGGCCTATACATTACTTGGTTTGGTTATGGAACATTCTTTGAACTTAATAATGGATTAGAAAGATTAGTAGTTCCAGATAAGTCGGGAGGTGGAGTCTGATGGCCACATATACATATACTCCATCTGGAGAAGTTAAACTAGGTTTTTCTGGAACCGCAGAAAGTTTAGGAAATATTTCAAGACTATTTGATTATAACGTTGATTCTATAAATTTGT